GGTCGGTTACTTCCTCCTGTTGGCCGACACAGTCACCGTGTCACCCATCTTATCCTTGAATGTGACGGGCGCAGGTGCGGTGAACCGCGGCCCTTTGGAGGGAGCGGAAGCCGGCTTTCCAGTGCGGAGGGCAGCCACCGCCTGAGCGATCTCAAGGATCGTCTGGCGGTTGTTCCAGGCGGCTTTGGCGACGGACTTAGCGCCGTTCATGGCGTCCTCCCAGAAGCCGCCCTCATCGGTCTCATCCAGAAGCTTCTGGACTTCCTTACGAGGGGCGGTGCTGCTGACCCCGTGGTTCTTCGTGCGCTGACGCGCGGTGCGAACCGCGGTGTGAACCATGCGGGTAACGGCCTCGCGAACGAATGTGCCCGAAGGCCCATAGTTGGGAGGCAAGCCAACCGCAATGAACCCAGTGTACTCAACGATGCACGTGTACTCCCACTCAAAAGTTTGAGCGAGGTAAGCGCCGCTGAGGCTGGGAGCTTGGATGCAGAACATAAGGGGAGCGTCCTGCAAGGGCATGGTGTTGCCCGTGTTGATTCCACCCTTAGTGATGGAGTCGGGAAGGCAAGCGGCCGCGGAGGTGGGGACACCCTGCACGAACTGATAGTCCTTCCACGTTTTAGGGCTCCAATCGATGCAGATGTCCTCATCCGAATCGTTGGTGGCCGAAAAAGCCATGCCGTTGGCAACCATAGCCGCCAATGTGGCGACTGTCATACCGCGCGTCGAGGACGCGGTACTATCAACCAGCCACATTCTTCCTCCCCGGTTGATGACTGGGGTGGTGTTTCGGACGGTGAGCCTAGCGGCGACGAGTCGCGCGAGGATTCCACCGTTGTTCGACGCCATGTTGGCGGTGATGCCGACCTGGGCCGAGGTGTACGGAAGCTGGGCTCCGGCACTCTGAACTGTGATAGCCCCGGCAGCGGCGACGGGGTCGACGCCGAACGTGCTGGGGACAAACGTGTTGAGAGTTGCGGCTGCAGTAAGTCCGGCTGCGAAATCGTTCGACAAAGCAGGACAGATCTGCACAAAGCCAGCTCCGTTGAGGCCAGTTTCAAGCGTTCCAGTGATGGTGGAGCGGAAAGTGGCAGTGTGCCCGGGTGTGGGTCCGATGGGGATTCCCGCAACTGGGGCATTGGTAGGGTCGAGCACACAGTTTGCATAAGCAGTGACTGGGCCGATGTCGGCATACATGCCGAACTCCGTGTTAACGAAGCCCTTGCCGATCTCCACCCGATTGCCGTTGTTAACACGACGAGGGGTGGGTTTATTGATGGACGCGCGTTTTCCATACATATTCACAAATTTGTCGACCATACCGGTCAGGCCGACAAACAGGGGAGCTGTCCCTGGCGAATAAGACAGACCATCGCGCATAACGAGCGACTCAATAAGGTGCTCGTTCGCGACTGGCGCAGAACCATCGACGACTTCGAAGGCGCAGTGCCAAACCACTGGCTTGGGACAAGTCTGATCCTTCAGAACCGCGTAAAGCGCCACCGCGTTATCGGCGACGTTGTGAGCAGTCGTTAGGTCAGCGGCAAGTTGCGCTTCGGAGTCAACTCCACACACAAGGGCTAAACCACGGACGACCGGTTTAAAGAAAACCGATGCCACCACGACAAAAAGCATGTAGAGCTTGAGGGCGGCGATGTAAAGCCAGTACGGAGAATGTGCTGGTTCCACCGCTGCCTCGTAAGTGGGTGCGACGATGGACAGCGGACGGGCATTTCCCCCTTTAAGGGGTTTGCGACCATCAACCTCCAACTGTTCATTCCACTCGTCGATCTTGGATGCCACGCGCGCGGGTATACCGGACACGTCGACACACAAGACCGTGGCCACGCGATTCAATTCACCGTAAAACTTGGACGCGAACTCGCCGACAGAGAACGCACCCTCAAGGTGATAGGATTGCATGGCCTGAGCGAAGTTCTCAACCCTCATGTTTGCCACCGCCGCAACGTGTTTGGCGGTGATGTTAAACTGTCCCACAACCAATCCAGGCGTGGGCTCAACAAGGGTGCGACCAGAGAACTCAAGAGCCGTAGCCTCCAACGTGAGAGGCGTGAGCCGATTCACCAGGGACGCATAGTCGGCTGGCGACTGAGGCTCACCCGTGGGCAAAGTGAGAGCAGAACACACGCTGTCATCACCGTTCGAGACGATGAGCAGGTCGCGGCTGAACAACTTGTACGCGGGCGACTCAACGCTGCTAATGCCGTAGTGTGAAACTAATGCTAAGCAACGAGACAACATATTCATGACCAAGTTCGAGCACGTAGTATCGGGAGACCCAGAAATCTGGCCGCCGACATCGTGCGCGAAAACCAGGGATCCAACCACGAAAACCTGGTGCTGTGAATACATGTGAGTGAGCCGTTCATACGCGGCTGCGTAACCATTAGGCACGCCACAGCGGGAAACGGCGATCCTGCTAATGAGGGACTGAGCCGCTCTATAGTAGGGTCCGACTTTAGTGGCGTCAAACGCCTTAAAGTCAAAGCCACAAGCAGAAGCGAGTGACTCAGGCCCTCCTGAAAAGCCGTCAAAAACTCGGGACAGGAAAGGAGGAGCTATCTCATCAAAGGAAGCGATCCTAAATAAGACGGAGTTGGAACCGAAATAATCTTGAAGCGCCAGCGTGACGTGCTGGATCACTGTGCGATCAACGATATCCGGAATGCCGAGAACGCGGAACCGACCCTCGGTCACCTTGGCCGGGGAATGCGGTTCATACTTCTCGAACACATCGATGGGGCGTACCAAGCCTCGCTCGAAGAGCTGCTCAGTACTCAACTCACAAAGTGAATTCCACGCCTCCGAAGGGTAGGCGTTGATCTCATCGATGCGCTGTTGCGCTAGCGCTTGGACAGCTCCGGGGCCACCAGCCAGTTTAATGCAGTCAGAAACGGAACAAGCATTATTCATCGTGGGGACGCCGACGGCAGCGCGAGGGTTCGGGGGGTCAGTGAGTGACTTGAGAACAAGAGTGTCCACAGAGTCCCCCCGCCTGGCTTCACCCGAAGAGAGAAAGTCCTCCAACATGTTAATGGCAAGAGCCGACTCCCTACACGAGACGTCGGGGATCGGCTTCTTGAGCGCATTGACAGAGTGAACGACGGAGACCGTCTTGGCCTCAACCGTTTGTTTCTCAGTCATGTCGGGAAACTTGAATCCTCCAGCACCAAAGAGTTCTACGTTGACCGGGGGGGTCTCATAGCGAGGACGTTCACGAACGTACTTGCCCCTGGTAGCCCCAATGTAACGGAGAAGCGGGTGGACTTTCTTCTTCTTGAAGTAGTCAGTCCACTCACGAGAGCCTTTGGGAATCCACACCATGTTTGGCATACCAGGAAGCCGAACAGGGACCAAGTCTCCGTCCACAGAGACGTCGACAGGGGGTGGGTTGAACAGGGAACTGAAGTTCGATTCATAACCAGCACCTTGATCAGTAAGGAAGTTGGTGTGAAGGACGACAGAACCAGTGGCTGAGATGGATTCGACCGCAGAGGGTCCCCCGCACATGATCACGCGACCTTCGCCATAAAGGGCGATGGAGACGTAATCGCGGGAACGATAGCTGATGGTGCGCATGAGCTTCCAGCGATCAGAAAGCTCCTGCTTGGCAATGCGTACCAGTGCGACAGGGCGGCGCCTGCTTCGCACGAAGTACGCAGCAGCCCGGGCGGCGCGTGTAGAGCCGCCCGAGTGATGCCTGTACCCACGCCTCTCATCTTCAGCTTCTTCAAAGATACGAGAGACGCCAATGGCGATCTGATCCTCAAAATGCTGATCAAGATCGCCATTTCCGAACTTGTAGTGCTCCTCGAGTTCCTCGTCCATGAACATGAGGTACGTCTGTACCTTGTCATAAACGTTAAGATCGCGAGCGTAGTCCAACAATTCGTCATCGATGACGGGGAAACCCTCTTGCCAGACAATCTGGAAAGAGAAGTCTTTGTCTTCACCATAAGACGAGCCGCCTCCGGTGTTCCGCTTGCCACCCTTCTTGAGGGTGCCGAAACGTCGGAGGTACTTGCCCTCCAGCCCGGGAATGGGCGGGATGGGCACGGCCTCGCCAACCACTGATGGCGTGTAGCCATAGCCAGAATTGGCCAAGACGTACAACGTGGCGAGAATGGATGCGCTGGAGTGACTAAAATTAGACGACTCCATCGCGCCAGTGTGACTGGCCACAACAACACTAGGGTCTGTGGTAAGCACAATGGGAGCACCAGAATGGCCAACGGTCGTGCTGCAAGAGTGACCGAGGAACCAAGTTCCG